TAATCTTCAGAATGAATGGCCATTAGAAGAACAATCATTTTATAGATTTCTTATTAATAAGTATGGTTCAGAAGCAGGAATAGAAAGTGTACATCATTATGAAACTCAAAAAGTTATAGATTCTAAAGAAAAAGTAATAGTTCCTAAAGGATTAGAAGTTCCATCTAATTATTCAGTAACCTTTCTTGATTCAGGTACAAGAACAGAACAAATTCGTACTAACATTACTGATGAGATAACCAATAGACAATTTGAAGAGAGAGTGCAAGATGAAAAAAGAAATATCTTTCTTATCAAGCCTAGGTTTATTGGTCTAATTATAGAAGAGATGGAAAGAGTTATGGAGTATCCTAAAGGAAGTACTCAGTATGTTTCTTCAAGAGTAGTAAGAGGAGAAAACGTTAGGTTATATGATTAATGTTTAAAACTACCAAAAGAACCTGCAAGCCAGATAAAAGAACAAAGAAAGGTAATGCAAGAACTGCTGCTCAAAAGAAAGCAGATAGAAAGAAAAAAAAGTAATAGGCGTAAAAAAATACTGGGAATTTTTTTCCCAGTATTTTAGAATTAAAACTTGAATTTCACTTAGCTCTCTGCAAGTTTTGCAAAGTAACTTAGTGGATCTTCTTCGTCTTCAGTAGCAGGAGCAGAAACATTCTTACTTTCTTGATAAGAATTTTCTAACTTCTTAAGGACTTCCTCCTCAGTAACCTTCTTGGTTTCTTGAGCAGCATATCCATCATACTCAGTCTGTTGAGCAGCTTGTGCTTTTGCTCTAGTACCAAGAACATAATCTAAACGCTTCTTCAGTTCATCATAAGTCTTGAACTGATCAGCAGCAGTAAAGGCAGTCAATGAATACTGCTTCTTCCACACTGCTTCTAGTGCGTCATCATCATCTAGTAAAGGATTTGGTGAGTCAAACTCTGACTTATCATAGTTCCAAAAACCATCCTTCTTCTGCAACTTCAACTTAAAGTTAGCACCTGCCCAGAAATCAAAGGGATTGATTGGTGTCTCATCTTCAAACTCTGGTTGCATTACATCCATGATCTTATCAAAGATCTTTTTACCAAACTTGTAAAGGAAAACTCCACCCTCATTCTGAGGATTGGCAGGATCTTTTACAACATAGATGTTTGCATAGTAAGAAAGCTTACGCTTTTGCTTACGTACTGTATCTTTATCTGATTCATTACCACTGTTCCATAGGGATCTATTTAAATCACCTACAGGATCTTTCTGTCCAACTGTTGTTAGACTGTTCTCAATGTACCATCCACCTGGTCCTTGGAATGCGTGAGAGAATAACTTTACCCAAGGGAGATCTTCTCCATCTGGTGCAGGTAGGAATCTAATAACTGCATAACCATTACCACTCTTGTCCATCTCTGGTTTCCAAAGACGGTCATCAGTGTTGTTACCACCTGTGTTATTCATCTTCTCGACTTCTTTAACTAACTTACTAGTTAAGGAGCCCAAAGAACTTTGCTTCTTAAGGTCTGAAAAACCCATTCGTATTACCTCGTATTGGTTGTATTTGGCTTGTTTGTACTCAGTTATTCTATCAACAAGTCTATGACCTGTCAAGTTGTTTTTTCATTTCACATATTGCTTTGTTCATTTGCCCAAACATTAAAGATAAATCTCCATTCTTTGGGAACCCAAACATTTCAGCACTATCCATAATATTATCTTTCATCTCCTTTGCTTTAGGATCATCAGATAAACTGACTCTCTTATAAAGGATCTGTTGTTTGTGTAATAATCTTTCAAGAGCATCTATGTGTTCCAATTTATCTTTGTCATTCATATTAGCAAAAGTCCAGACATTAGAGTAGACTTTATTTTGTAAAGCCTGTATCTCTTTCATCTCTTCTTGTACTATATCGGAATCAAAGAAGCTCATTTGGAAACAATCTCTTTTAAGATTTTTTTATAACGGAATACATCTATATTTAGGAAGGTATTGTACTTTTCTATCCTCATAGAAAGAAATTTCCACACTGGATCTGGTAACTTTTTATCATACTCTTTCTTAAATCCTAGTATCTTTTCCAACAATATCAAAGTCTCCAATGATATATTATTTTGTAAATGTTCCTTCACTAAAATAGGATGTTTACTTCCTTCTATCTTAAACACACTATCAAAATCCTTACCAGAAAATAAATCTTCCACCTCTTGCTTGAACATATAAGAAAGTGATTGGACTTTCTTTCTCCAACTATTATAATTCTTCTCACCATTCTTCATGATCTCACCAATCCATAATGATTGTGGATCATCACAAGAAACAAAATTAGATACAAAGAAATCTACTACCTCTTCATCTGATTTCTGTCTGCTCAATTTCTCAAAGAAAAATCTATCCTTTCTTCTATAAAAAGAATTGATAGATGCTCTAGACTTACCACAATACTTATGGTAGTCATACTTATCCTTTGTAAAATGATTCTTCAGTCCAAGATAGGATTTATAAGTTTCAAAAGGATTCACTTTAATCATATAGGAAGTTTAGCATGAGATGTTCTCTTAAGTAAATTCAATTCCATTGCTTCACATTTAAGTTTCTCTTTCAATGGTTTTGTAATTAACTTAGGTACTGATTCTACATCTAAATTATTCTTTTCACAAAAAAATACTATGGCATCAACATAACTCATGCCTTTATTTTCTAGAGCAATATTTTCAATTGCTTCTGTAAACCTTTTAGCACAATAGAATTTATTTTCTATCAGCTCATCTAGTTTTTTACCTTCAGGCTTTACCATATTCTTGTAACTTGAAGTTAACAAACTCTCCAATATATTCTGAGAGTAACTTAATGTACTTGGCCTTATTACGCTCTTCATAGACTTTTACTTCTCCATTTTCACAGGACATAATGATTACAAATTTTTTAACTGGAATTTCCTTCATCTCATATAACATGCAAGCATAAGCAGCACACTGTACAAAATAATGGTCTATCCATTTACGTGGTTTAGGTTTCTTAGAAGTCTTAAAATCTATGACAGCAAGTTCACCTTCATACTCAGCAATACAATCAACTGTTCCTGCCACTCCTAGTCTAAGACTGTAAAGAGGTTTTTCAATTGCATGTATATTATCAATTAAATCTAACTGAGGTTTTGATTGTTTAAAAAGAAACTCAGAAAGAGGTTGAACTGTAGGTAGTTCTTCATTCAAAAGATAATTCTCTGTAAGAGTATGCATATCAGTACCACGACTGGTAGCAGCCTTGGTAACTTTATCTGCTTCTTCATTACCTACTCTTGCTCTCCATGAACGAAAAATCTCACGGTTAATCCAACTGGTAATAGAAGTAATGGATACTAATTTAGATTCACCAGGAATGTCATAATATCTAACACCATCTATAGTTTCTCTATCTAAAGAGGGAAGATCAAGATCAACATGATTAAACATTACATCTCCATACCAAGTTCAAGCTTAGCAATGATATACTCCTTAACTAAACCACTTCTGCAAATATCTTCTGCATTAAACTCTATTATATCAAAGGATGACATATTACGCAAGATACGTATGAAGTCTACTATACCTGTTCTCTCATTTTGTTTTACCAAATCAGTCTGACTAGCATCACCACAGAACATTATCTTACTATTCTCTCCAACCCTTGTAATCATTGAATCAAGTTCATGGAAGTTTAAGTTCTGGAACTCATCAACAATAAGGATAGCATTATCAAAAGTAGTACCTCTAATAAAAGATGTACTCCAGAAATCAATAGTACCCTGTGCCTTTAAGTTACTGTAAAGCATTTCAAACGCAGCATCATCCTGCATCTGGAACATATACTTTACCATATGCTTGTATGGTATTTGATACAACCATGACTTATCTTCATGGTCACCAGGAAGAAATCCTATCTCCCTAGTAGCAACAAGTGACCTTACAATATACACCTTATCATAAGGTGTTTTAGGATCTAAAACATCTTGAATGGCTCTATACAGAGTGATGAATGTTTTACCTGTACCAGCACATCCATATGCTACTAGGTTCTTACCTTCATCATACTGATCAAAGAACCTTTCCTGATTAGGAGTAAGGGGTTTGATCTCTTTGAAAAAATCAAGATTGATTGGTTTCTTTCTTTTCATGACTCTACTACTCATCCCACTAGGATTAGTACTGATACCTGAGTTTGCTTTCTTTCTTGGCATACTTAGAAACTGTAATCGCGGTTTTTACGGACATTAGCACCAGGTTGTTTGGATGCTCTATCTAATACTTCATTCCATCCACTAGATGCTGCTTCTCCTGTCCACTTAAACTCACGTGATGCACTAGCACAACCCTTTGACCAATCTTTATCCCAGTCTGGATTCTCTTTTCTCCATTCATCATAAGCAGCCATAGTCATGGAAAGTTCTTTCTCCTCTCCAGTTTCTTTATGTTTCACAGGGTAGGTAGGCATAATTGTAAATATGTGTAAATTTATTTATTCCCACTCCATAGCTTCTGCTACAGATGGAAACTGTTCTAC